GTCTAATCTTCGTCTCCAACTTTTAAAACGAATTTTATTGCTCTGTAAACGTTTTTTACTTACCCTACAATGGACTACCTTTGCATGCTCTTTAACCGAGCATTGAATCTATTCACAACGTCTTCTAACTTGAAGTATGTTGGAAAGTTCCACTACCATCCGCACTCGAATATTCCGCATCAGCGCCATGTGATTGAACATCAACGCACATTGCACCATGCTTTCGACCGGTACCTTTACCCTGCTGAAATCGATATTATCGAAAATAAACTCCGTCGCTCAGAAATGACACAACAAGCCATACTTGACGACTTTTTCGCTAACGATGTCGAACCGCACACAGTACCAATGGATGAACACTTCGAATATGGCCTCTCCGCTATGCTCGACGCTTTCCGACCTCCTCAACTTGTACGCCCAGTTCATCTTTATGATGTACAGCACCATTATCCTTATAAATGGCAAGTCAATGCAGAAGTTCCGTTTTCTACCGATTCATACTTTCTCAAAGCTCGACCTACTTTTCAGTTCGTCTTTGACCGCCTCAACAATCTGTACTCCCACCTTTCCGTGGATTGGCACAGACGTTACGGCTCACGCTTGACCACTCTTATGAGTGAACAAGTTCCCGCAAAATTTGGTCCTCTTAAAGAGACCGTCTTCTCCTGGACTCACAGATGGCACCATGTCATCAAATCCGGATTCACTGACCTCGCTGGTCTAACGAATGACTACTACTTTAAGAACCGTTATATCTTTCCAATGTTATTACACACAAAAACAGCTATCGTCAAGAAAGACGACCCTAACAAGATGAGAACCATCTGGGGTTGTTCTAAACCTTGGGTTATTGCTGAAACCCAGTTCTACTGGGAATATGTAGCATGGATAAAACTTCACCCTGGCGTCACCCCGATGCTCTGGGGATTTGAAACCATCACCGGAGGCTGGATGCGACTCAACGCCGCACTATTTTCCAGGCACATGGAACACTCTTTCGTCACACTAGACTGGAGCCGTTTCGACAAACGTGCTTACTTCTCGATTATTCACCGCATTATGCTTGGTGTTCGAGGCTTCCTAGATTTTGATAACGGTTACGTACCAACCAAGGACTACCCGGATACGGCTAGTACCTGGGACCACGCACATTCGCTTCGTCTACAACGCCTTTGGCTATGGACTTTGGATAACCTATACGGTGCACCAATTGTCTTGCCTGATGGCTCTATGTATGAACGTAATTATGCTGGCATTCCCTCTGGTCTTTACACGACCCAACTCTTGGATTCCTGGTACAATTACACCGAACTCGCAACTATCCTATCTTCTTTAGGATTCGACCCTCGAAGCTGCATCATCAAAGTGCAAGGCGATGACTCAATCGTCAGACTTTGTGTGCTGATCCCACCCTCGGCTCATGATTCTTTTTTGCTCAAGATGCAAGACCGTGCTGATTACTACTTTAAGTCAGTGCTTTCACTCGAGAAATCCGAAGTTCGTAACTCGCTCAACGGCTGCGAAGTCCTCAGCTACCGCCATAAACACGGTTTACCTTACCGTGATGAAATAGCAATGCTTGCTCAGTTTTATCATACTAAAGCTCGCAATCCCAACCCGTCTATTACAATGGCACAAGCAATTGGATTCGCTTACGCATCCTGTGGCAACCACAAACGTGTTCTCCTCGTCCTTCAAGACGTCTACGAATACTACAAGTCACAAGGATTCGAACCCAACCGTGCAGGTGTTACTCTTGTGTTTGGCAACTCTCCAGACCTTGACGTTCCACATCTCGATCTGTCACACTTTCCTACTGTCTCAGAAATCAAACGATTCTTG